TTTGCCGGAAGTTACTTGTCTGATTATTTCTTTAAGCACCATTTGGTTTTTCACCATCTCAATATATTGGTCCAAATCTTTTCCTACTATGCGTAATGTATGCTCAACTGTATTTTCTTTTTCAAATTGAGGAATGATAACTTCGTAAAGCATTTCCTTAATGTCCAGCGCGATATTTTCCTGTATCTGCTCAAAGTAGGATAATGTTTGTGTCATTGCAATTTGAGCCGAACCAAGCGGTGTTCCCGCGGGTAATCTTTCCCCTTGAATCACATCATAAGCAAAAGTGAGTTCATCCCTATTGCGGAGCCATTTAATATCTTGCTGATTAAAGAAAGCAAGATTTTCTGAAGAAGCCATGTTGACTGGCGTGATTTCAGATTCAACATTTAAGATCTCGCCATTACGAACATCTGTCATAAGATTTCGATTAACAGAAGCATCTCGTGTTTGAAATATTTTAAGAGCTGCCCAGAATGAAGATTTGTTTTGTAGATTAGTATTTTGATTTTCAGCAATTTGCGGTTCAAAAAGTTCTTCTACCACGCCAATACCCAACCAACGACCTGAAACTTTTGAGGCATGAAATTCCCAATATAATCTTGCGACATCTTCTTGTTTAAATTTTTCTGATGCCAGCTCTATGCCTTTGTGTGTTGCCACTAATCTTCCCCATTGATCATATTGATCAACTCCGACATCAGCAAAGAAAGTTCTTCGAAAAGAATATTCTTGATTACCACTTTCGTCCGTCTCATAAATGTCTCCATATCTTTCATAGAGACGAATATGAGAAATGTTTTTCATTTGGTGAAACAGGTCAACTACTTCATCAACCTTTTTTTTGTCCCAGCCCATTTTTTTAGCAACTGTTTTAAATTCGCCAACAGTATAGTTATGAATCTCAGTGATATAGTTTGCTTGCTTTAAAGAATCAGCTTGCTGATCAACAATGAAATTTCTAAGATCTACAAACTCAGGTTTTCCATCTACAATTTTCAAAACAACACTTCCATAAACTGGAAGATCCATAAAAATTCGATTAAGAATCTTGCCAAACTGTTTATCCCGCATCCAATATTTCAAATCTCTTTCCATGAACCACGTCTTCAAGGAGTCACCACTCTCGGTGGTTAAGAGACGAATATTTTTCGTATCAAAATCTATTGCTTTAGAAAACACCTTACAAGGATTTCTATTAATGTTATAAAAATATTTTCTATCTCCCTCGTCATCAGTTTCACCTGTAACATATCTAGAATTGTAATAGAAAATAATCTGATTTAAAGTTTCATACTGATTAAAATATAAACCAGGAACAATTTGAATTTGCTTGGTTTGAAAATCCTGAACTTCTTTATTTATTTGTCTTAAAATATCTTGCGTCATTTCTTTTTAGTTTTACGCTTCCACCCTTCAGTTGCATAATAAGCGCGAACTTGTTTTTTAGTGTAAGTTTTTCCATTAGAACTTTTATATTTTTTACCTACTTTTTTAAAAGGCATCTTATTTTTTCTTTTTCTTTTTACTTTTCGGCATGTCTCTTAGACTCATCATCTTCTTCATTGCTTTAACAGACATCATCATGCCGTTTGGCATTTTATGTTTTCCATGTTCCATATTAAAATAATTTAATTATCTCATCTGTTAATTTTTCGACACCACTATTCATGCCTTGAGGTTCACGATCGAAACACGCAGGCATTTTTGTTTTTAATAAATTCAAAAGTTCTGATCGAATGTCCTGAACTTTCTCTGCTTTCTCCACAACTTTGGCAGTTGTCGCCTTTTTAGTTACTTTAGCCATAGATATATTATAACATAAATAATTGTCAAATGTATTATGCGTACTGAAATTTACGCCTTGAAACAGGTATAGCTCTCTTGGCTTGTATCTCTATAATCTTAATTGGGTCAAACTCCCAATAGGCAAGCATCGTAGACATTACATCATCGTCATGGAACCCCCTAGCCGCACCTGCCCCTTGATGTGTAGCTTCGTCTGTCCATAGGAACGTCTTCATTTCCTCAACGGTTTTCTTGTCATAAATCTTTACTCTTTTTTCCTTTAAAAGTCTCTGGAAATGTTGAATTAATTGTTGTTTTGAATCCCAAGACATTCTAAATCCTAATTTCTCTGTTTCAATATCTTGTTTGTAGTCTAATTGTTTTCTCTTATAAACTCTTAAATCTCGTATATCCCTTATTAAGGCGGCGCCTGCTGAATTAGCTTCTGGGATAATTAAAGGTTTACGATATTTATAATACAAAAACTTAACCTTATCAGCTAATACGGTTAAAGGAACTTTTGAATTAAACTTTGCAACCTTTCTCCCCTCCATTGAAACTACAGAGATACTTGATGGGTCTGTGATTCCTTCTGAAGGATCAACGCCCATACGGTATTCCACATCTCTAGGTTCTTCATAAATCTCACAATCTTCCTCAATTTTTAAAGGTTGTTTTACCTCGAATTGATTTATATACTCCTTTGCAAATACTGTTCCCTTGATTAACAGATCAGTTGTCCATTCACCTTTAACAAACCTTCTCACATAGTCTTCGCCATAGCTTTCTTGTTCTCTAATGTAATCTTCTGGCAAATTAATTCTGTTATCATACATCGAACTCTGGTACAATTTATAACTCTCTTCCACATTAGCGACATACTTATCATACGCCCAAAAGTTAGCAGGATTACAAGTCGCATTACCCTGTCTAACAGGAACACCTTGTCTTCTTAAACGAGAATTAAGAACTTGTATAACTTCCCATTCCACTTCTTCTAACTGATCAATAAAGTAAGCACCTAAGTTAAGAGACTTCAACTTCTGTTGTGCCTTCTTAATATCTCCAACTGACCCACTTTGCATTGCATCTAGCCCAAATAATATAATCTGAGATCCATTAGTGAAATTAATCAGCCCATCCTTCACTCTGTGGGTATACCATTCTGGAGGCAACAATTCAAACAATTCTGGTAGAGTCGCACGATCAAGATCACTTAATGTCTTTCTACCAAGTAATACTCTATTACCTGGGAAACACATCACAAAGAAGATCAACTTAATATACAAAGCAACACTTTTTCCTGAACCAAATCCACCAGCATTTAAACAATATCTATTCTGCAAATCACAAACAAACTCCGACTGTGTAGAATTTAATTTATATACCTTACCGTTCAATTCAATTTCAGTAAGTTTCTTACCACTAAGTAAATATTCCCCAGCTTTTATCCAATCTTCCATTTTATTTTGGCACAATATTGGCCTTTAATTAAGTTCATTTTTCTAATTGTGCGGTAAGTAGTTAACAATGATGAGATTGAATTACCAACTGTGTAGGGGAGTAACATCAATATATCGTACAGTTATTCAACTCTGCCTACCTCCCCCCTGTATCTACGGTATAAACCCTGTTATATACAGCATATATTCATATATCAATGTCGCACAATGTATAATGTACGACTCTAAGTGGATATACTCTACGGTGTGTGTTGAAAGATT